TAAAATGCAAAAAGTATATTGCGAGTACAACAATAGGATGTGGGATTTGTATTCACCCAAAGATGATGAGTGCTTTACGATGACTCCAGAAGATGCGAGGACTGCACCGAATTGGACTGCTATGATTCAACGATTCTGGGATTGGACCTTAGGTAGTGATGGTATAACTCGTCTCGGGCGTAATGAGGATATTAATCCTTGGAGGCTAGAGGCACAGGGAGCCAGAACCACATCTGATGCTTGGACCTCTTACGTACCATTACCTGCACTAGTTTTTGAGGTGTTGAGAGACCCTGTGTTCTCGGATGCAACAGTGAGTATGAGTAAAAATATGTCGGCTATGCTTATACACTTTAGTGGCCCCTACGCATCTGCACGTTTAGAGATAGCAAGACATTTAGATTCCGATAAACAATACCTTGGCTTATACACTCCGAACATACAGAAGGAACGTGCCCCTCATAACGTACATGTTTTCAAGACTATGGATGAGAGTAAGATACTTCATACTCTACGCAGAAGGGTTGTACCAAATACGTTTGAAAAAGTAGTGGCCCATACTTTCCGAAGTGCATCATCAGAAGCAGACTCGTTTAAATACGAGCATAACGATCAAGTAGGTAGACTAAAACGTGATATCCAGAAGCACATAGACTTTGAGCATGGTATGCGTTCTATCGAGAAGATAGACGGCAAATACTATATGCCTGTCACCGAGGCTTGGTACAAGGACTTCAAGGCGTTGACAGATTATGAAGCTGATCGTAAAGGCATAGCTTCGGGCAATAAGTTTACTGTTGTATACATCGAAAACGAAACTAGATTACACGTTGCTGATGTATCGCAGTCAAAGGATTACTCTTACGCAGAGATAGACAAACACCTTGTGTACGGAGAAGAAAACTTCCCTACTGAACTGGCGCAGAAAATGTCGATACTACAAATGGTGTCTGACCAAGAACTAAAGGCAGGGCAAGTCGGTACAGGCTTTAAATTAAATCCACATCTTTTTTACCTATATAACTAGACAAGCACAACCCATAGTGATAGGGTTTAACTTCGTTACGTAGGAGTTACGAATATTACTATGGGTTTGTCTACCTATTATCGTGTATACGCTGATCCGAAAAAGGATTGCATAACTGTTGACAATCTAGATTGTAATCCAACGGTTACCAAAGAATACCCATCATTCGATTCCCTACCTAAGAACATACGAGAAAGTATTTCTGTCTTATCTCTCAACGAGGGTGAAAAGATAGAAGGACTAGGTTATAAATTAACAAACAATTTATTTTATATTGTTAGTCCCTAGGGGGGCATGTTGAACAGGCTTGGTGAAGTCTGCGAGTGTTGATGCGTCCCCCCTGAAGTATTAAGCGCATCAACACATTCACCACATCTCGCCCGCTGATCCTTTTCGGGGAGTGGTGGCCTCGAAGCCAAAGGTAGTATGCCAAGTCGCGGGCGAAGGGTTTTTGCAAGTTTTCCCTATTCATGGAGGCTTAATATTACCAACCACCACATTGAAACTAGGGATTTTCCCTAGTGAGGTTTTGAATGGGGGTATGCCGCTTTAGTAATAGGGCGGCTCCATCAGATGCTCGGAACATGCCATGCTTGTTGCCCTGCCCCTGCCGCAAGTTGATACCAGTGGTCACACTTTGAAGTGTGGTTACAGTTTAGTAGCACTTAGCTCTTAGGGAGACAGATGAAGAAACATTATTGCGAATTATGTGGGGAGCAAGACCCCGAAAAGTTTACAGGACAGAATAAAAATTACTGCGGTGAGTGTCGTTCAAAGCTAGGTCGAGAGACTAGATTTAGAGAATATGCACAAGGCCATGCAGATCAAAAGCTGTTTAATACATATTGGAGGAGGGTTGTAAGTGAATAAACAACTGTGGCAAAGAGCCTACCATCTTGGGAGGTTTGCATTTCGAGATGAAAAAGAAGCTTACATATCAGCTAACGATGAAGGGTTGGTAGAAGAAATGCATGTTGCAAGAGACTGTTGGGTGAGAGGGAACACTAACTGGGAAGACACTGACTTTATTAGTCGCTGTCAAAGAGTTTATCGACAGACATTGTACGACAATATCAATAACGAAGAGGGTTTATATGAATAAAAAATTATTAGGCGCATTACTGTTGGGTACTAGTTTACAAGTTAATGCTGAATGCTTCCCGGTAACGGAGGTGTTAAAGGTAGTGGACGGTGACACCGTGGACGTTCAGATACGAGTCAAGCCACTTGATCTCGATTTGCTGTCTAACATGAGAATACGCATGGAGGGCATCAACGCATGGGAAAGTAGAACTTCTAACGCAGAGGAGAAGGTCAAAGGGCTGGCGGCTAAAGCTAGGTTGTCAGAACTAGTATTGGCACCGCTTACTGTATGCCTGTCCGGTAAGGGTAAGTTCGGACGTTGGATAGGTACATTGTTCAACGGTGAGATTAATATCAACGAGCAGTTGGTCGAGGAAGGCCACGCACATTGGTACGATGGTGGCAAGCGCAAAGAGTTCAAGTGAAAGTTAATATCACCATAGAACTAGATACAGTAGAGCCAGATGACAGAGAAGTTCTGGATAAGCTGATGGAGTTTTTTGAAACGAGAGGAGAAATCTTGCATGACACCCGAGGCAAAGGTAAAGAAGAAAGTTGTTGAACAACTCAAGAAGCTAGGTGCTTACTACTTTTACCCCATGACTCATGGATACGGAAAGAGTGGCGTGCCTGACATAGTGGGATGCTTTGAAAGTAAATTCTTTGGTATTGAGTGTAAAGCCAAGGGCAACAAGCCTACCCCTCTCCAACAGAAGAACTTGCACGACATTATGAAGAGTGGCGGTATAGCTATGGTCGTTGATGAGAAGAACATAGATCAAGTCATTCCAGTGTTAACCAAAGGGTTTGCGGCACAGTTGGAACTAGATTATGACTGATTCAGTAAACCACCCTCCACACTACACAGTCGGAGACATTGAGTGCATCGATGCGATCAAGGCATCCATGACTCCAGAACAGTTTGAAGGCTATTTAAAAGGTACAGCAATGAAATACTTGTGGCGGTACCCCCACAAAGGCAAACCAGTACAAGATATAGATAAATGTATTTGGTTTATGAAGAGATTAAGAGAGGAGATAGATGGATCTGATAACGATTGACTTTGAGACATACTACGACCAAGAGTATTCGCTCTCGAAGCTTACCACTGAAGAGTACGTCCGAGATACTAGATTTGAAGTCATTGGCGTAGCGATCAAAGTTAACAACGAAGCCGTAGAGTGGGCGAGTGGCACAAACAAACAAATGGCGGCATACCTAAACGAGTTTGATTGGAGCAACAGCATGGTGCTTGCTCATAACACTATGTTTGACGGGGCCATACTCAGTTGGCGATACGGTATTAAACCTAAAGCGTGGGCTGACACTTTATGTATGGCTAGGGCGGTGCATGGTACAAACGCAGGGGGGTCACTAAAAGCTCTAACAGAGAGATACAAACTAGGAGCGAAGGGCACAGAAGTCATAGCGGCAAAGGGTATGAACAGAGATGACTTTAGTAGTGCCCAGTTAAGTAAGTACGGAGACTACTGCATAAATGATGTGGAGTTGACCTATAAATTATTCAGAATTATGGGCAAAGGTTTTCCTAAACAAGAACTTAAAATTATAGACCTGACCCTACGTATGTTTGTAGAACCAGAACTAGATTTGGATTTAGGATTACTAGAAGTACATCTGGATGACACTAAAGAGAATAAGGATAGGTTGCTAGAAGAAGCCGGAGTAAGTAAGGACGACTTGATGAGCAACTTAAAGTTTGCAGAACTACTTACCGAACTTGGGGTAGAACCTCCCACCAAGGTAAGTCTTACTACAGGTAAAGAGACTCTAGCTCTTGCCAAGACCGATGAAGGATTCAAAGCGTTAGAAACTCACGAAGATGTACGAGTACAAAGTTTGGTAACTGCCAGACTAGGTAACAAGAGTACGTTGGAAGAAACCCGCACTCAAAGGTTCATTGACATAGCTAAACGGGGATTGCTCCCTGTACCTATTCAGTATTATGCCGCGCACACAGGGCGTTGGGGCGGTGCTGACAAGATCAACATACAGAACTTACCTAGCC